GTCTAACACTTCTGCGTCGAGGAGCGGATCTGGTTACGGAACGGCGTCTAACACTTCTACGTCTTCTAGGAGCAGCCCCTTTGGGGCCCCGCGAAGCGGTTCGCCGTGAAGCGGTTACGCGACGACGTCTTACGGAACCACGAGGCCGACCAACTTGACGTCTTGTTGGTGCTGCTGCCGGTGCCGTAGTTACTATTGCTGGTACTGCGGTACCTTCTTTAGCTGCAGTTGTTCTTATTGACTTTTTAAGTTTTTTAACTTGTTTCTTAAGTTTCTTAAGTTTCTTAATTTCAGCCTTTTTTCCTTTCTTCCCTTTCTTGTGATTACTGCCAAACATACTAAATAAAGAAAACACCATTTATTATAATAAATATTTTAAATTTAAATTAATTATATTCCAAAACATCCAAAACAAATTCCAATGTTTTTAGCATGTTTTGAAATATCAATTTCTCCATTTGCAACACTTATTATAGTATCTATTGTAAAAGGAATAGTAGTTGAAACTAATAAATATAAAGCATCCTTAGCTTCAGAATTTATATTTGATTCCTTTATTACTATATTTAATACTCCTATTACTATTTGTTTTTTATATGCTCCTTGATTTTTCCCATTTATAGTTTTTTGAACTATAGGAATTAATTTTATAACTAGTGTAATAATATCACTTGCTTCTAAATTTTCTAAAGTTGGTAATCCTTTTATCTGATTATAAATTATTACAATATTCGCTTCGCGATCGCTTTGCGAATTCACGAAGTGATCGCTTTGCGAATTCACGAAGTGATCGCTTTGCGAATTCACGAAGTGATCGCTTTGCGAATTCACGAAGTGATCGATTAGAGTATTAGTTTCCATTATATACTAATACTTAAGATAAAAATTTTAAATAATTTATTTATTTAAAGTTCCTTTACAGGTTGCAACACCTATAGTGAAAAATAATAACAAAAGTAATAAAGTCATAAAAAAAGTTTTATTGTTAAGATGAAATCCTATATTTTGATCCGCAGACCAAACCTCAACCCCCCTTTGAATTTCTTTAATTTTAGAAATAGGAATAGTTTGCTTAATAGTTTCAGAAGGGTGATACAATGCATCTAATATATCTTTAGTGTTTTTCTCAGGGTCTAGAGCAACAAAATCTCGGATAAAGGATAAAGCAGTATTACTTGCAGCCTGCCCAACTTGTTCAACTTTAATAGTTTTAACTAATTCGGGAACATTTTTAAATAAATTTTCAGTTACCACTTTCTTGTCTTTTGTTGATAACCTATCCCAACTATTTTGAATTTCAGATACATACCTAGAAATATTACGATAAGGTAATTGGAAATTAGGGACATATTTAGCCTCACATTCGTTTAATAATACACCGCCAGTTTCTCTTGAAGGTTGTGACCTAGTTAAACGAGGACCTTCACATCCGCCTGCTGTTTCTATAAATCCCGATGGATGTAAATTCATCTTTTATTATATAATATATATATTTTTAATGAATGAATAAACTATTATTTTATTATTTCTATTTTATTTTTATTTTTTTTGTAAATGTATATACCTGTACCTATAAGAGATATCGCAACCACAGTTATCAATACACCCACTCCTATATTTCTTAATGTATTGTTACCTTCGGTACCGTTACCTTCGTTACCGTTACCGTTTGGAGGGTTAGTAACTATAGGAGGGTTAGTAACTTTGGGAGGATTAGTAATTTCAGGTTCTATGAATTCTGGGTTTGGTACATTAATGTTTAATGTTTTACCCCAACCGTTTATATCATTATTAGGAGCCAATGGACATTGTGCAGAACAATGACCTTCAATTAAAGCTTCTGTGTTTTCCGGAACCCATATACATCTCTCACAATTACCACAACTTGATTCATCACGTTGATGACATAATAATTCACCACAAGCTTCAGATTCTAATGAATTAAGGTTAACTGAACCATTGGGACATGTGTTTCCACAAATATAACTATTTCTATTACCTACTATTCCTAAGATTTTATTATTTTCCATAGTCCATGAAATTTTTTGTTCAGATTGCTGGTCTGTATAAGGATTAATATTTGGACTAGTACAACAAATATCTGGCTTAGGATTTAAACAAAGGTTGCAGTTATCTCCCGAAAGTACATCTTCTCCATTGTTTTTATCAACACCTACCTTTATAGGATCTATACACATTTCAGAACCATAACCACATTTTAATAAATCTACACAATTTTTACAAAACTGGTCTTTGTCATCTATCTTACACCTAGAACAATCTTCATCCAGCGCAACTGTCCCACAATCATTTTTACCCATTAAACTAATATAACTAGCATTGCCAGAATTAGAAATAGATTCTGGATTCCAATTAGGATCTATATCATCAATACCAGTACACGCATATTTACCATTTAAGGAATTTACTATTCCTCCTATTACCATTCCTTGGTTATTTAAATTTGTTTGTATATTAACAGAACAATTAGATTTACACTGCAAACCAATTGTACCAGAATCTTTTGTTGGGTAATATCTATACGGTTTAACAGAATCTGGGTCTGCACAACCAGGGAAAGAACACATATTTCTATTTGGGTCTGAAATGTTTGCTTTGTTATAAGGTTCAGGTTTACCGTCAGAACCCGTTTTATAACTTCCCCAACCTGGTATTGTATAAGTAGTGTCAGGATCTTGTAAGGGACTATCTTGAGGGACTTGATCCCAATATGTATAAAAATTTTGCCATTGAGGCCAATCATATGTTATATTAGCCTTTTTATCCAACCCTAACTTCTCTATTAATGATTTTCTCTGCTTATACCTAACTTCATTTGGATTTATATTCATTCTATGGTTAAACCACTCTTCAGTTCCACAATTTCCCTTGGGGTCTGTTTTAGTATAATCATCTATAGCACAATTACCAAAACAACCATAATTATTATCATACGTTTTACAAGATTCTCCAACATTTACATCTTTACAAGGCCAAACATTTATGTCTTTAAAATTTTCAGTTACCAAATCCTGTTTCCTTTCATCAGGAGAAGCTAACCAACAAGTATCATTATAGTTTACGTAATTACATCCATTAAAACACTGATCATACTGACTTAATGAATTATCACAAAAAAACTTATCAGAATTAATATGATCTGTCCACCCCCTAGATTCAACATCTCCATCAAAATCATAAACTGCCTTCATATCACAAATAGCAGTATTTACCACATTTCCATCTTTAACTTCCTCAAATTCATTACCACACCCTTCTTTAAATGAACGTTTATAATCTTTATTCTTACCAAATTTAACCATACCAGGACCTTTATTTCCATCTGTTCCAGCACCACAATAACTTACAGAACAATTACGATCACCACACTGGGCACCCAACAAAAAACATCCACATACATTTTTAATTCTTTTTGAAGTCAAGTTTTCATGGTTTTGTACCGCTCCTTCGGGACTTTGTTCAATCCAATTACCTTGATTTGCAAATTTAAGTAATTTAGAATTATCCCAATTTTCTGGATCTATCCATCCATCAACCTGAAGTTGTTGACATGTTCTACCTATAGCCATATCACATACTCCTTTTTGACTAGGTAGTGATTCACTTAATTCACCCGAATCCTGTTTACACCAATCTTTACAACTATCACTAAAAACTCTTAACGGGTAACTGATTTTAGAAGTTTTAATACCCATACCAACTCCATCTTCGATTCCCGTAACGGGAACATTAACCTGTACGGGTTCTACACAATAGTTATACATAGCTTTACGACAATTAATCTCTGCGTCGGGATCTTTACCACATCCAATATTTTCATCTATATTATCTTCATACATTCCACCTCCCATCATTTCACAATAAGTTTTAGCATAATAATTAGTATTAGTCATTACATCCTTTGATAATTCAGATGAACCTTCTAATTTATATCCTTTGGGATAACTTGAACCAAATTCATAAAAATTCACTTCATCTTCAAATAAATCACGATACAACTCTTTGCATGCGTCACTACTTGGACATACAAAACCAGGTCTACAATATTTATGACGTTCTTTTTCTACTTCTCTAATTCCATCAACATTAATTATATCATAATTGAGCCCATCTTCTGTCTCATAAATAGGTGATAAACCCAAACAACAACGAAGAGCTTCTACTTTTCTTGTCTTTTTAACTTCTTCCGATATTCCTTCTTCTTGTAGATCATCTTGTTTCCCAGTATAGGCACTCATATCCCATAAACCATCCAACCATAAATTTGCATAATATCCATTCTCTTTATCCGATTCACCATATCCTGTTAAATTTGGATTTCTCATACACATATTATGAGATCTAGGGTTATAAATATGACCACCCTTTCCTTCTTTGAAATTACAAGAACTTAAATTTTCTATATCTATGTTTTTATCCCCCACTACTATAGGGTCAGACCATTTTGTTAAATTATTATTTCCTTGATTACCAGTGTTCACATACCCATTATCTTGATAATTTGTTAAACATTTGTCATGTTCTTCATCGTAATAACATGTCATATCTTTTTCACAATCCCCTTTTTCTAATTTTAAACACTCTATACTATTTACTATCATAGATTGGTCATTTAATATATTAGAATTTTGAGTCCATGAATATTCTGAACAACCAACACCACTACCACCTGATAAACTATTAGGAGTGTTAGATTTGTAATTATCCACAGTATCCTTTGAATCAATTATGTAATCATTTAAATACGGACCCAACCCCATAAATGTAGTCACTCTTTTATTACTTGATTCTACATTTTTACCCGGAAATGCTAATATTGGCTTACCATTAAACATAGTTGCATTAGGTTGTAAACAAACAGTTTCATTTGATTTATTAGCTCCTCTTGCCTTAACAACTTTAGGTATATATGCGAATTTAGCCATTAAATGTTGATTATGGTTTTCATCCGCTAATGCTTCCCAACCCCCCGGAATTTGTTCCCATAATTTTGAATCGCAAATCTTACAAGCATCATCTTTTAATTCAGTTGAACATAACTTAGTACCTGTATTAGAGTCCACGACACATTCTCCAGCACATTCTTTAATTACGTCACAATTATTTGTCGTAATGTCACAAGGAGATAACCCGTCATTTGTAGGTCTATTTTCTTTACAAAATTTACAAGATAATGCCCATTTTTTAAGATACTGTGAACAATTATTTTTATCCTTTTTATCATCAGGTAATTCATCTATAGAAGGATTGTACCATGTATAGCATTTAGAAGGATAATCTACAGGATCTAAATTCGAAAATGATTTCTTTGAAGTCCTACCATCCCACAATTCTCCAGGCTGATAATTATTATACTCATTGCCCCTATACTGGAAGTCACTGCATTCTGGCCCATCACCATGATTAATATTATATCCTTCTGTTATACACTTTTTATTATCAGTTGCTGAACAACATTTACCTGGAGAAACATCCCAAATAATGTTAATTTCTCTAGCCCTATATTTCTTATTTTCCCAACATGTATATTTATTATTGCCATTTTCATCAACATTATACAAAACACCAGGATAATCACTTTTTTCCATCTCGGGAATATCCAACGAACATTCACATTTATCCATTACAAACCCATACTGAATGTAATCATCACCAGTAAATTTAATAGAACCATCTTCATATTTTCCTTGTTTAGAACCCAGTGACATTGGATGAGTGAAATCAGCCAATCCACCAGGGGCGTCATTTCTACATTTTTCCTTTCTTCTACTACTGCCAGAACACCAAGAACCTTGATAATCATCACATATTTCTGTGTTTAATCTATATTCGTTTTCCCATGGAGAGGTTTCATTAAAATCAGCATCAGGGTCAGTTAGATTATTATTAGTTTTAAAACATCCTCTCATTACATGTCTGTTAATTCCCGGTTTATTTAAAACTGCAAAAAAATCAGGATTTGGTGCAGGATTGGGTTTTGATTTAAATTCTAAATTATTCGAAGATTTATCTTTACACATTGATCCAGTACCAAAACTACTACAAACTTTAAATAAAGTTGTATTTACATTATCCCCATTTTCCCAATGTCCAGACATTTCTAATAATAAAAAATATTTTAAATTTGGGACGAATTTTGTTCAAAATATTTAGAAATATAGTGAGAACTTACTCCAGCCACAACACACATTGCTATTCCAAATCCAGTATATTTATAAGGGTCATAATTATAAGGACAATGTATTCTAAAATTATAATATCCAAAAACTGCCAAACCTACTATAACCGAATATAATATTGTATAATCTAAACGTTCAGTATATATTAAAGTTAACAACAATGATAATAATACATTACTTAATATATAAAATTTTTTATTTGAAATATATGATCCTATAACCAATACTGATAAAACTGCTATAAACCTTATTATTGAATCTTTGGCACTTACGGGAATTTCTAAATAAGCTATTGTACTCTTCATTTAGTAAATAATAATAAATAAATATAAAGAATAAACCGATTAATATAACAAAATGGGGCCAAAATTTCCTATATATATAGCAGGAAGCTGGACAGATCGTAAAGAGATTTCTAAAGTTATTAAAGATTTTGAAGAGTTAGATTATGAAATAACCCATAATTGGACAAAAGATTCAAGCGAAAATGTTGAGAAAAAAAGTATAATAGATTGTAGACAATGTGCCGTCAAGGATATTCAAGGAGTTGTAAATTCTAAAGCAGTTGTTGTTATTATGGATAATCCGAAATATGCTTATAGAGGTACTAATAACGAAATTGGTTGTGCTATAGGTTTGAAAATTCCAGTTTTAATATATAATCCGTTAGAAGTTAGTTATGCTTCAACTAATGTTTTCTATTGGCATACTGGTATTGAAAGATTTAACAACATTGATTCTTTGATTACTAAACTTGGAAAAATTAGAAAAGAAGACGAAATTTTTAATTCCGCTATGGCTATAAAAATATCTGATTCGGCTTGTAAATTAAATTGTCAAAAACAATATAAATTTATAATAAAGTTAATAAAGGACAAATGTAATAAAGGGTTGTATAGTTTGGAATTTAAAGGTGATATATATTGCACAAACGAATTAGAACAAAATGGATTTGAAGTTGTAAAAAAAAATGATATTAATGATATTAATGAAATTAATTGGAATAAAAATGTTGACTAAATTATATGACTTATTCTATAAAATTACAAAAAGGAAATTTATCAAAAAATCAAGTAATAAAACAATTAGGAATAACAACAGGAAAATCAAGAGCAGGTTATAGTATTGTTGGAGGAACTCAAGTAAATACTAAAAAATATCCTTGGTTTTGTTTTCTACTTATTGAATACGCTAACGGAAATGTATATAGTTGTGGAGCTACTCTATTACCAGGAAATTTTGCAATATCAGCAGCTCACTGTATTTCAAGCAAGGGCGAAAGCCCTAAAACTGTATACGTAGTTCCTAATATTCTTGATATAAGTGGTATACGTATAAGTAACTTGAAAAATGCAATTATGACTACAGTATCGGAAATAATTAAGGATGGTTATGACTCTAATTCTATGTCTAATGATATAGCCATATTAAAGTTAGAACCAAATAATGATTTTAATAATATACCAAGAATAAAACTAAATAATACACCAATAAGTGAACTAATAGGAAAAGAACTAACAGTAACAGGGTTTGGAACAACGTCAGAAGGAGGTTCCACGTCAGACATTTTACTTGAAACTAACGTAAATATAAGTACAGATCAACAATGTTCAGTAAATTCAGAAGTAGATTTGACAAAATCTTTTTGTGCGTCTGCCCCTGGAAAAGACGCTTGCCAGGGTGATAGTGGGGGACCTATATTTAGAAATGATATATTGTTTGGAGTTGTAAGTAATGGAATAGGGTGTGCGGGGGAAGGATTTCCGGGAGTTTATACAGATACTTTAAAATTCAAATCATTTATTATGGATAATGTACCTAATACTACATGGGTATCTACTAATATGGTATCTACTACAAGTGATGATCCCGTTTTAACCCTTTCGGCCGAAGAAACTAGTTCCCCTACTAACGCCCCAGCTAATAATTCGAAAAACATGAATTATATTTATGGGGTTTGGGGAGGTGTTATGTTAATTATTATTTTAATTTTAACATATCTGTTTTTTTCAGAAGATTCTAGTAAAACTTATTAAACTCATTTAAACATAAAATTACTAGTATATTATCACCATTTCAAACCCCCAAAACAAACAATGTTAAAGTATTCTCTAGTAGCGGTTATTAATAAGAAAGGTAGTGGTGAACTTACAATTGTGGCGCCACTTAAAGCACTCTACAACACCGAATCAGAAGCGGTCACTGCGTTTTTGGAAGACGAATGCGTGGTACAACTTTTTATGGTGTATGATAATGCATTTTATGATGGTACTTTTGCTGCTAGTATTACCACATATTCAGAATTGTGTCGTGTATTTTCTAACATCAATTGGGAGAAATTTCACAACGAGATAACCACAGAACTATTGGTATTTGATACAACCCGGTAGTGACTTTTAAACAGATTTAAACATAAAAAATTATTAATATATTAAAAGTACTTTGAGTATTTGTAATAAATTAGTACTGTAATTAGTATTGTAAAATGGTTAAAATAGCCTTTAGTGGGAAATGTACTAGTGGTAAAAGTACAGCCGCAAATATGGTCAAGGAAGTAATAAAAGATACACACCTTCTTAGTTTTGCTGGAAAAATTAAAGAATTAGCTAAAGATTTGTTTGGGATGGAAGAAAAAAATAGACCCTTGTTAATTGATCTAGGTACTAAAATGAGAGAAATTAATAAAGATGTTTGGCTAGATTATGTACTAAAAACTTCCGAAAAATATGATAATGTTGTAATTGATGATTTAAGATTTAAAAATGAATTCTCTGCTTTAAAAAAAGCAGGGTTTATTCTAGTTAGACTAGAGATTGATCAAGAGACACAAATTAAAAGATTGATTAAATTGTATCCAACCACATGGAAAGAACAGGTTGAGCGTCTTGGTGACAGTACAGAAATTGATTTGGATAATACTAAATTTGATTATCACGTAAATAGTACAAATTTTGAAGACGTTAAAAATGTAATTAAATCTATAGCAGAAAATAATTAAATAAAATTTATTTGTTAAATCCCCGAAGTTTTATAGTAAAACCGCAGGAATATAACTAATTTTGTTAATACACTAAAGTCACAGAAGTTTTGTGTGGAATCCATTATTCATATGCTTTTATATATTTTATTTGGTTTTTTATGGATTCTAAAATTTTGTGATTTATAAAAATACGTGATTCTATTAGTTTAAATTTAACATATTTATTTGGGAAATAAAAGTACCGAAGGTTTCATTTTGCTCAACTATCTTTACTAAATTTCGATGTGTATATATATATGGTATGTTGACTTAAA